ATATCATGATCCAGACTGCCGCTGGTCAAGCGGAGAGTAATACTCACATCACCCACAGGAATTGGTAATGCCAGAAGAGATCGACTACGGAAAATTAAACAAGAGAATTGTTTTTACAGAGAATGATCACCGGCATGTAAAGTTGTTAATGCAACTTAAGGCTGACGGCCTAACACAATCAAAGTTTTTTCGTAGTTTAATCACAGGGTATATCGATGGTGATGAAAGGCTACATTCATTTATAGATGAGGTCAACGGTCTTTCTATTAAGCGCAAAAACAAATCTAAAAAATTAAGAAAAGAAGGCATGCAGAAGTTGAAAGATTTTTCGTTAAACGACGGAGAGGTAGAAAACATATTTGATTTGATCGCAGAGGAGCACCCCGACTTATGAAAGGAAACGGCCTACTAAAGTGCTCCCAGAAGTGCCGAGAGACCAACACGGCATGCCCTAATCAAGATTGCCGACATTGGATAAATTATAAAGAAGAACATAATTGTAGTTTAGTGTCTATTTATGATAACGGACCAATGACATTGAGGCAAATTGCCGAACGTCTTCATTTATCTTTTGCGAGGATAAAGCAAATAGAAACTAAAGCTTTGTTGAAGATAAAGAAGAAAGCATTTATTGATAATCCGTTTTTTTAGGTGTTTACCGAAACACATTACTATTTATTTTTGAGTTTCTTTAAGAAATATAGGAGAATTTTAAATGGCTCGTAAGACTTTGTTAACAGAGGGTGAAATTCGTCAGTTTATGAAACTGGCTTGTTTGGCTCCAATCGGAGATGAAAAGCTCCAAGAAATGTATGATGTACCCGGCGGCCGTGACGACGAGGAACATGTTGAAGACGAACTGGGGGCCACCGAACATGAACTTGGCGCCGAAGACGAGTTCGCCGATGAAGAAGAAGGCGAATTAGATGTCGCTGACGATGAATTAGCCGATGATGGCATGGATATGTCTGGTATTGGTGATGATGAAAGAGAAGAATTGATGGCTGACGTTGTTGCTGCAGTTGCAGACGCACTTGGAATTTCCGATCAAGTATCTATTGAAGCTGGCTCCGAAGGAGGTGAAGACCTGGATGCACTAGCCGTAGACGATGAAGAAGTTGTAGATGTTGATGCCATAGCAATGGAGCCCGCAGTTGGTGGCGAAGAAGAACTCGCTGTCGACGACGAGGAAGAGCTTGAAGAGCCCGTGATGGAAAAAAATGCACCCGATGGCGCAGATGAAATTACGGAAGATGATGCTGAAGACGATATAGTTGCAGAGGTCGCCAAGCGAGTTGCTGCGCGCCTTCAGCAAAATAATCACCGCGAAGCAATGGTTGAAAAGCTTGCAGAGCGCATAATGAAGAGATTAACAAAGTAATAATTTGACAAAGTATTTATGGTCTGTTATAATATAACCACTGCATAGCTTGCGGTGGTTATTTTTTTGGAGGAGAGAATGGAATGGCTCTTGTATTTGCTTGTGTTTGTTTTCGGGTATTATACCTGTAAAACGTTTTATGTTTTTAGCTCTGGCGCGACCACGGTAACGATATTAAAAATAACGTATCTGACCTCCCTCCTTGTTCTGCTGAAAGCACTAGAACAATATGAGCACATAAAAAAGTTTGGTTCCCAGCAGCTTCAACGCAAAGGAGCCACAGATATTGACGTTGAAAACTATAAAATGTATATTGATAATGATATCAGGCATTTTAAATCTAAATCAGTTAATAACATACTTGGCACAACACCTACTTACTTTAAGGAAATACCAGAGTTTAGCGATTGGGATTCTGCTATGGAATACCTGGACGCTAATAAAATATTAGTCGATCATATTCTCAATAAGAGCAGGAGGTGAGCGTGATTAAGACGATAAAAGACCTGATAGGGAGCAAATCTCCCCCACCGGAAGAAAACAAAAAGATAATCCTAATAGATCCCAGCGAACTCCATGCACCCACCGAGCCAGATTTGCGTATCGTGGGCCTGTTTGGTGATGTGAATGAAGAAAAGGTAGCAGAATTAGTTCACGGGTTATTAGTATTAGATGAAATGAACAAGTTGTCTGACGAAAGTAGTCAGAAGCCCATTGAATTTTACATCTCCACATACGGTGGAAGTGCTGATGACATGTTTGGGTTGTACGATATTATTCGGTTAATAAAAGAGACAAGTGAAGTTCACACTATTGGTTTAGGTAAAGTTATGTCAGCGGGAGTTTTGTTGCTCGCAGCCGGCACAAAGGGCAAGAGACAAATCGGAAAGAATTGCCGAGTTATGATCCATTCGGTCATGGGCGGCAATCACGGCTCACTCCACAATATGATGAACGAGTTGGAGGCTATTGAACAATTGCAAGAGATGTATTGTGATGCTCTAACTTTAGAGACCAAGATGACAAGGGCCAAATTTAAAAAAATGATAGAACGAAAAGTTAATGTCTATTTATCTGCAGAAGAAGCAGTCGAAATGGGCATTGCAGATATAATAGTATAGAGGGAAAAGAAATGTCTGAATTAAGTGATATTTTAAAAGAAGAATATATCAAATACACGAACCAGTTAGATCTTAAAATGCTGATGAGCATGATTGAGGAAGCTGTAGGCGATTCTTTGCAGCAGTCGATTAGAGAAGAGTCTCCACTTCCTGCTGGAGATGATCAAGATACCTTGGAAATGATTTTAAAAATGATTCCCGATATCGAAGTATCGGAGATCGGTTGGTCAGATGTCCGCACCCCGGAGGATGCAGAAGAAATCAAGGGCCCTCAAAGAAAACTGTTAGAAGATTATCTTAACAATATCCATGGAACCAACTTTGAAGAGAAAATCCGAAGTGTATCTCAATTTTATTCCAGTGGCACCCAAATGATTTCAGAACAAGCCGCCGGTGACAGGACTCAACGTATTGTTCAGGCGATTTCGTATTTAGTATTTTATAAGACCCTCACTAAAATTATCACAAACTTTAATGCATCATCGGCAGGCTTTAGTTTTGAATCATTCCTTGCCGCAATGGTCAATGGTTTTCAGATTACAGCCAATACGGGCACAATCGCTGATTACGTTGATAGATCTAGCGGCCAAGATATCCCAGTTAGCCTTAAACTTTATAAAGAGGGCAACCTGGAAGTTGGCGGAAGCTATACTGATTTGATACGAGATCTAGTAGATCCAAAGTATCCTCAATCCCTCGACGGAGCCATGCGTTATGTTGTGTGCACTAAAAAATTGCAAGGTGAAGGCCTAGAACAAGAAGGGCAGATAGATTTCTATCAATTCGACTTTACCCTTGATAACGTGATGGACATTATCACAAATTCAAAGCCCAAATCCCAACAATGCATTCGTTTGCCGCGCCAAGTTGTGTCGGCCCTCGCCAGCGGCCGAGTCGACGGCGTAAATTTGGCAGACCGATTGCCCGGTGAAGCAAACTTGCCGAGCGACGAAGATTTAGAGAAAGAGTTTATCACTCATTTTGATAAGGAACTCAAGAAGAGTGGAATCCAACTTTCCCAGATGCAAGCAGAAGAATTATTACAAGCTTTAAGCTATGGCAAGAACGATGATTTGTTTCAAGATTGGACACCAAAACTTGGTGACGAGGTTGTAAACAAAGGCGTCGCCCGCGGCCGCTCGAAGATTAATAAGCCGTATGTAAAGGACATTACGAAGGACCTGGAATGGTATTCGTCTCTGACGCTGCCCACAGGCGCCCGACTGCGTTCTGATGCTTTAGCTACATTAGTTGTTCGCGCTAATAATGAAGTGATTGCCGGCCAATCGAAAACGCGCCAAGCCGACGCCCGGGCAAACGAAATTGGCCGCATGGTCACCGAGGGAGAATTCCTAGAACCAGAAGAATCAGCGCGCCAATATAAAATGCTCGGCCGCCGTCAAAAGAGAGTTGCGCTTCTCAATAGCTGGGGATATCTTACAAGAGGCCACTTCTCACTGAACCAAAATCAAGCAACGAGCCAAAGCGCACCAACCAACACTAAAGCGTTAGGCCT